CTGGAACACCGGGAACTGCAACACCGGGAACAGGAACACCGGGGACTGGAACACCGGGGACTGGAACAAATCTTCTTTCAATAACGGATGTTTCATGACGATTGAACCGAAGATCACCATGTTCAACAAACCGTCTGACTGGACGCTGCGTGACTGGTGGAACAGCAAGGCATGTCATTTGCTGAACCAGATTCCGAAGAATGTTGTGGAATGGGTATATGCCTGTGACATGACGGATGAAGAAAAGCAACAGTATCAGGAATATAAGACAACGGGTGGTTATCTGAAGGTACTGGATGAAAGTGACTGTGCACAGCTTTGGTGGGACGGACTGTGCCAGGAATACAGGGACATCATCCTTGCCTTGCCTAACTTTGATCCCATGATCTTCAAGGAATGCACTGGAATTGACATCAATGCCTGATCTGGTGCTGATGCCCCACCAAAACAAGGTACTTGAAATCACTGAAGACTTCATCCGGGTGGCCTACTACCTGGACATGGGACTTGGCAAGACCTTTGTTGGATCTGAAAAGATGTGGGAACTGAACAGGCCAGTGAACATTGTGGTCTGCCAGAAATCCAAGATTGATGACTGGATCCAGCACTTTCAGAACTACTATCCGGACATCAGGGTGTTTGATCTGACCAAGAAGACTTCTTCCATCAACTTCAAGAATCTTCAACAGGCAGGCATCAAGGATGATGACATGATTGTCGGCATCATCAACTATGACCTGATCTTCAGACGGTCAGCCTACCTGAAAATGCACGGCTTCACCCTGATGCTGGATGAATCTTCCCTGATCAGCAATGAAAATGCCAAAAGGTCAAAGTTCATCCTGAAGCTGGATCCGGCAGCAGTGATCCTTCTGTCCGGAACACCAACGGCAGGCAAATATGAAAAGCTGTGGTCACAGCTGAAGCTGCTTGGATGGAACATCACCAAACAGGCCTTCTGGAAATCCTATGTTGACACGGAATGGGTGGAAAACAGTGACGGATTCATGCAGGAAGTCATCACCGGCTATAAAAACGTGCCACACCTGAAAAAACGGCTGGCACAATACGGTGCAGTGTTCATGAAGACTTCAGAAGTGATGAACTTGCCTGAACAAATTGAACAGGTGGTCAAGGTCAGAAAGACCAAGACCTATGTCCAGTTCATGAAGACAGGATATGTGCAGATCAGCAAGGCAAGCCTGAATGAATTTCAATTGGATTCTGATTTCTATGGAACCAATGAAGGTGACTGCATTGAACTTATCGGTGACAACCAACTGACAAAGATCCTTCATGCCAGACAGCTGTGTGGTCAGTATCACAAGGAAAAGCTGCAAGCCCTTCGGGACTTGGTGCAGTCCACAGAAGACCGGATCATCATCTTCTACAATTTCAATGAGGAATTGCGGCAGATGAAGAACCATCTGAATGAACTGGAAAGACCGTATTCGGTTCTGAATGGATCCACAAAGGATCTAACGGCTTATGAAAAACACAGCGATTCTATCACCTTCATTCAGTACCAGGCAGGTGCCATGGGCGGCAACTTCCAGAAGGCCAACAGGATCATCTACTTCACCCTTCCGCTTGGAAAAGGCAGCTGTGACCTGTGGGAACAGTCAAAGAAACGGATCCACCGGATAGGTCAGGACAGAACGTGCTTCTACTACTACCTGCTGGTATCTGGATCCATAGAGGAAAGAAACCTTCAAATGCTGAAGGTTGGAAAGGAACTGACAGATGAATTATTTGAAAATCCTTGAAACGGTGCTTGGCATTCTGGCCTTCATTGGCTTCATTCTGATGCTGGGTGCTGTCGGAACATCTGACTACTTGACGGAAATTGGTCAGTATCAGCCGTTTGAAGACCTGGTAAAGTCCATGATTCCGGGCATGATCATGTTTCTTCCTGGCGGCATCTATGCAGTTGTGAAAGACAGGTACAGGTGATGAAGACAATGCTGATCATTCTGGGAATCCTGGTGGTAATCTTCCTGGCCGGTTCAGGGATCATCATGCTGGCAATAGCCTGGACACACTACCCATATGGAATCATCCGGGCTTGGATAGAAAAGAGGAAAAAGAAATGAGTACATACGAAAGGAACAGAAAGGCATACCGGCTGAACAAGCGCTTCATTGTTTTCATTGCAATACTGATGCTGGCTTCAGCAGCTGTCGGAAGCGCCGTTACATATGCTGTGACAGGTCATATAAGCCCATCTGACAAGGTTTCTGCCGAAGGACAGGAAAATGTACCACCTGCAACGGAACCTTCACCAGAAGCCACGTCAGCGGCTACTGAATGGGAAGTTTTCGGTGCATATGATGACCGGATCTTCACCCATGAAATATCAATGGACTGGGAAGCCAATGATCCTGAATTCACTGCTCTTCCGGTTGACCTTGATCCTGACATCCAGCAGTTCATCTGGTGGTTATGCAAAGGATACAATCTGGACTTCAGCCTGGTCATGGGGATGATATGGCAGGAAAGCACGTTCAGAACTGACGTGATCAGCGGATCCAATGACTATGGCCTGATGCAGATCAACAAGTGCAATCATGAATGGCTGACACAGACCATTGGTGTCACGGACTATCTGGATCCATATCAGAACATCCGTGCAGGCACCTTCATTCTTCGGAAGTTGTTTGAGAAGTACCAGGATCCTTCCATGGTGCTGATGGCCTACAACATGGGTGAAAACGGTGCAGGAAAGCTGTGGAAGCAGGGCATCTATTCCACCAGCTATGTGGAAAACGTGCTGTATCATCAGCGGCAGATCATTGAAATGATGAAGGAAGGTGGTGAAGAAAATGCGTGAATCATGGAAGGTGATTGAAAATCATCCGGGGTATGAAGTCAGCAACATGGGAAATGTCAGGGATGCCAAAACCGGCAAACCACTGAAGCCATATGATGACGGATCCGGATACCTGCGTGTAAAACTGGACAGGAACAACTGCCGTGTGCATATTCTGGTGGCCATGGCATTTGTGGTCAATGATGATCCGGAAAACAAGACCGTTGTGAACCATAAGCATGGCAGGAAGCATGACTGCCGTGCATCCCAGCTGGAATGGTGCACCATGTCAGAGAACACGCAACATGCATATGACACAGGTCTGTGCAGGAAAAAGAAGACGGTGAAGCGGTATGGCAGCAGAAAAGCAGTTTGAAACCCGTCTGAAGAATTGGCTGGTGTCTGAAGGGATCTATCCGCTTGGAGAAGAACAGCAGAAAATTACGGTTCCCCCGTGCGGTTACTGGGAAAAGCGCTGGGGTGGCGGCAAGTACATCAAGTCAGGAATGCCTGACATGCACATTGTAGTGAAGGGTATCAGCATTGAAGCTGAACTGAAGTCTGAAACCGGAAGGCCTTCAGATCTTCAGAAGCAGAAGCTGAATCAGGTGGACAAGTCCGGGTGCATTGCGGTGGTTGTTTTTCCACATGATTTTGAGAATTTCAAAAGGCTGATACTGTCAATCAAATCAGTACCAAACCATTTCCCTGATCTGGTTAGACAGGCAGGTCTGGAAAATGGTTGGAATAAAGGATAACCAAGAAAGGAATGAAGAACATGGCAAAGAAAAAAGAAGCCGTGCCTGTAGCAGAAGGCACAATGACGGTGGACGTTCAGCAGGTTGAACCTGTTGAACAGCAGTCGGAACCGGAAAAGAAGGACGGCAGGGAAATCACAGAAGAATACCTTGCCAAGCTGGAAGAAAAGAAAAAGGCTGAAGCTGAAAAGAAGATCCAGGACAACCGTCAGATGATTGTTGACCTGCTGAAGAAGACCGGCAGGGACAGAATTGACATTCTGATTGAAGAAATGGATGATGACGGATTCTTCCGTGCACCGGCATCCGGTGGATACCACAGCAATCAGCCTGGTGGACTGGCTGAACACACGCTGAACGTCATGCACAATGCTGAAAAAATCGGTGTTGCCCTGCTTGGCGGTGCCGGATACAACCTGATCCAGAACAGCGTGATCATTGCAGCCATTCTGCATGACCTTGGCAAGGTTGGTGACTATGGGAAACAGTTCTATGTTCCCAACATGGTTCAGGATGGACGGCCTACCAAGGCAGATCCCATTCAGCACTACAAACAGTCAGAAAAGAAGCCGTACAAACGGAACACGGATCTGACCAACATTCCACACGGCATTCGGTCAGCAATCATTGCCAACAGGTGGTTTGAACTGACCGAAGATGAAGAATATGCTATCTGCTTCCATGATGGCATGTATGAACCGTCAAACAGGGCTGTCATTCCTGGACATGAAACCCAGCTGCTGATGATCATTCACTGGGCTGACATGTGGGCATCACATGTCCAAGAAGGCACTGCCGGTGATGAAGAATAAGAACAGAGAGGATAAAAGAATGGCACAGAAAGTTTTGATCATGGGTGAAAGCGGCACCGGAAAATCCGCTTCCCTTCGGAACTGTGATCCGGCTACAACTGCCGTGGTCAATCCCGTTGGCAAACCCCTTCCCTTCAAGGGATCCGGCAAGTTTGAAATGCTGAACAGCGTGACGGATGCCAGGAAGATCACCAGATGGATGAAGGAACAGGCAGCAGCCGGAAAGAAGCTGATTGTGGTGGATGACTTCCAGTACATGCTGGCAGTCCCCTACATGAACAGGATCAAGGAATCCGGCTGGGACAAGTGGAATGATTTTGGTGCCAACTACTATGACATCATTGAAGTCTGCAAGGAACTTCCGGATGACGTGATTGTGGTGTACATGACACACCTGGAAACGCTGGACACCGGCCTGACCACCGTGAAGCTGATCGGGAAGATGCTTCGTGAGAAGATCACCATTGAAGGCCTGTTCACTATCGTTCTTCGGACTGGCTGTTATGAAGCAAAATACTACTTCTACACCCAGAACAGCGGCAAGGACACGGTGAAGTCCCCCATGGGCATGTTCCCCACCTATGCCATTGACAATGATCTGGCCTACGTGGTGGACAAGATCAGAAACTACTATGAACTGGACGGTGCTGTGTCTGATGCTGAAATGGCTGCCGCTGATGCTGCTGTAGCCGCTGATCTTCAGAAGCCTGACAGTTCCGGCAGAAGGGCAAGAACGGCAAAGAATGCATCTACGGGTGAACAGCCGAAAACCCATGATGAAGTGGTCAAGGCCAATCAGGAAAAGATTGCTGCCTACATGGATGCACAGCAGGCTGCCGTGGATGCCATTGCTGATGGCCGTGAAGAAATCCCATTTGAAGAAGCAGCTGCCGCTGCTGACACGGTTCCTGCACCGGAACTTGAAAAGGTTCCCAGAAGAACCAGAAAGGAACGCAAGGCCGAAGTTGCCAGTGTGGACACTGGAACCGGAACCATTGTTGGTGCAACTACCGAAGAAATGAAGGCTGAAGGCGCTGATCCGCTGGCCGGTGCCATGAATCCCCCTTCTGATCCTGAACCTGCACCTGCTGCATCCGGTAGACAGAGAAGAACCAGAAGAACCCGTACACAGGCGGCAGCCAATGCTGAAGCCCTTGATGATGAAGACATTCCCTTCTAAGGGACAACAAAGAAAGTGAGGTATATAAAAATGGCAGTTGATTTCAGTGCTTTTGATGCAATGATGGATCCCAATCTTCAGGAAGACGTGAAGAACGCAAAGGAATTTGCGGACGTGCCCAACGGTGACTATATCGTTGGCATTGATCGGATGGAAGTGAAGCTGACCAAGGCCAAGGACAAGCTGATGTTTTCTGCACAGCTGTCTATCAAGGAAAACAGTGATGGCAGCACCTGCACCCAGAAAGGCAGGAAGATCTTCTTCAACCGTGTGATCAGCGGCAACAAGACCAGCGAAAACTGGAATGATGGCCGTGCAATCAAGTCCGTCATCACCTGGATCAGCAAGATGGGCATTGATGATCTGGTCTTTGTGAACTATTCAGATTTTGCTGAACAGGTTCTGGACATCTTCCAGGAAGTCCAGGGCACGGTGGAACTGGATGTCACCTACAAGGCTGATGACTTCAATCCTATCACAATCAATGAAGCGTTTGACATCTAAACTATAACGGGTGCAGGTGTCGGTGAAAACTGACACCTGCATCTGATGCAGAAAGGCGGTGAATGGCATGATCTTCTATGACTTTGAGGTCTTCAAGTATGACTGGCTGGCTGTCTTTGTGGACATGACCACCAGAAAAGAACATGTGATTATCAATGATCCGGAAGCACTGAAGATCCTGTATGAACCTAACTGCAAAGACATCTGGGGTGGATACAACAATAAGCACTATGACCAGTACATCTTCAAGGGCATCCTGCTTGGCATGGATCCGAAGGACATCAATGACCGGATCATTATTAACCATGAAGAAGGCTGGCAGATCAGCAGTGCCTTCAACAAAATCCAGATGATCAACTATGACGTGATGCCTTCCAACAATGAAGAAATGGCCACTGTTGGTCTGAAGACGCTGGAAGGTTTCATGGGATCAGACATTCAGGAAACGGAAGTTCCATTTGACATTGACAGGAAGCTGACACCAGCAGAGATTGAACGGACTGTGTTCTATTGCCGCCATGACGTGCATGAAACCATCAAGGTGTTCATGGAACAGATTGATCAGTTCAATGCCATGTATGGCATTGTGAAGGCATTCCCCCATCAGGTCAGCATCAGAGACATTGGTGACACGGAAGCCAGAATCACTTCCAAGGTGCTTGGATGCGTGAAGACGGCATGGGATGATGAATTTGCATATACCTTCCTTCCCTGTCTTCGACTGAAGAAATACAAGTATGTGCAGGACTGGTTCAGGAATGCAATCATGGACTGTTCACGGGAAATGCAGCAGCTGTTCAATGATCCGAAGACCAAGCCTTCAGAACGGCATAAATATGATGTGAAGGATCTGTATTGGTGGTCAAAGTATTTCTATTCCAGATCACTGACAACCACTGTGGCAGGCATTCCACACACTTTTGGTTTTGGCGGCCTGCACGGTGCACCTGATCAGCCCATTCACGTGAAGGGACAGCTGCTGCATGTTGACGTGAACAACTACTACCCTTCCATGCTGATTGCGTGGGATCTGGTCACCAGGACGGCCACAAATGACAATTACACCGTGGTCTATAAGACAAGGAAGGCGCTGAAGGTCAAACAGCAGGAAGCTGCTGCTGCCGGTGACAAGGCAATGGCCAAGCACTACAAGAAGCAGCAGCTGCCGTATAAGAAAATGCTGAATGCCCTGTCAGGTGCCATGAAGGACAAGACCAATCCGGCCTTTGATCCCAGGAACAACAATTCCATGTGCATCAATGGTCAGCTGATGCTGCTGGATCTGATTGAACACCTTGAAGTGATTCCTGGATTCCAGCTGATCCAGTCCAACACGGATGGCCTAATCATCCTGGTGCCTGACACGGATGAAGCCTTTGACATGGTGGATGACATCTGCTGGGAATGGGAACAGCGGTGCAGCACTGAAAAATGTGAAATCCTGCTGGCCTTGGATAACATCAGTGAGATCTTCCAGAAGGACGTGAACAACTATCTGTGGATAGGTCAGGACGGCAGTGTGGAAAGAATCGGTGCCTATCTGAAGGAATTGTCCAGGATAGACAATGACCTTCCCATTCTGAACAAGGCCGTGGTTGACTTCATGGTGAAGAAGGTTCCGGTGGAAAAGACCATCAGTGAATGCACGGATCTTCTGATGTTCCAGAAGATAGTGAAATTGTCCGGAAAATATAAACACGTGGAACATGAAACCGGTGTGCCAACAGTCCTGAAGGTGACCAATCACCGTGACGGATCCAGAACGGAAGTGCTGTCCTATCCTTCCAGTGAACGGTATCAGTTCAAGTGCTACAGGGTGTTTGCCAGTCGGATCCGTGAAGATGGCAGGCTGATGAAATGCGGCGGCAGCCGTGGGAAGCCTGAAAAGTTTGGCGGCACACCTGATCACTGCTTTGTGGACAACAGCGACATGACAGCATCCACCATTCCGGCCAAGCTGGACAGGGAATGGTACATACAGAAGGCAAAGGAACGGCTGAAGGCCTTCGGAATCACCGTATAGAAAGGACAGGACATCAATGGAATTGAAAGATCAGACAATTCATTTCACATATGGAAGTTTCAGGTCACATGGTGAAATGACCATAGTGTTGTTCCAGTTCCTGCTTGGTGAAGGTCGTGGAATGGGAAAGGTGAAGAAGCTGCTGAAGATCATCAGGACAGTGGAATGCATCAATCCATCCATGGACATCATCATGGGGCAGGTTCAGCAGTTCATTGAACAGTTCAATGAAGAATTTACAGAAACAAAGAAGCACACCAGTAACATGGTGATCAGTCTGGAAAGCAAGGTCAGGCTGGCTGAAAAGATGCTGGATGCAGACCGGCAGAACAGGAACCGTGTGAAGCGTTTTGCAGGTAAAGGCAAGGTCAATCCGGCATGGGAAAAGCTGAATGACATTGTAAAACAACGTGATGAAGAATGGAAATCACTGAAGAAGGATCTGGCTGCCAATAAGCGGATCCTGGACAAGCTGGATAAGGACAAGGCATTCCTTCAGGAAGTTTCCAGTCTTCTTGGATAAGGTGGTGATAGTGTGCTTTACAAGGGTTATGTGGAAACCAAGGGCAAGCGCCCCATTGAACAACTGAAGAACAGGAAGACCTGGAAAACCCTTGCTGAAGTGAAGGACTGCAATGGCTATGCAGGTGTTCTGGCTGATGATGTCATCCTGATTGACATTGATGATGGGGATCAGGCTGAAATTCTGATGAAGATCGTGGAAGATCAGCAGCTGAACTGCAAGGTGATCTGCACAACCAGAGGAAAGCACTTTCTGTTCAAGAATCACCAGGTAACAAGGAACCGGACACACGTGCCACTTGGAATAGGCCTGACGGCAGACATCAAGGTTGGATCCAAGCTGTCCACGGAAGTCATCAGGATAGACGGTCAAGACCGTTTTGTGGAATGGGACGTGGAACCGGGTGTGGAATATCAGGAAGTTCCAAAATGGCTGACACCTGTCAGATCTTCGGCAGACTTCCTGGACATGTCAGCCGGTGACGGAAGGAATCAGGCACTATTCAACTACATCCTGACGCTTCAGGGCAGTGACTACAGTGTGGATGAATGCCGGGAATGCATCCGGATCCTGAACCGCTTTGTGCTGCATGAACCGCTGCCGGATGATGAACTGGAAGTTATTTTAAGGGATGAAGCGTTTCAGAAACCGGTGTTTTTTATTGGTGCCAGCTTCCTGTTTGACAAATTTGCCCATTACATGGTCAGCAATAACCACGTGGTGAACATCAATGGCCAGCTGCACATCTATCAGGATGGCATCTATGCACCAGGCTACAGGCAGATAGAACACAGCATGATAGAGCTGATCCCAAACCTGAAGAAGACACAGCGCCGTGAAGTCCTGGACTACATGGAACTGATTGCAGAACAGCTTCAACCGGCAGATGCCAGATTCATTGCCTTCCAGAACGGCATATATGACATTGTTGATGATCAGCTGCTTCCATTCAATCCTGAATATGTGATCACCAACAAAATACCGTGGAACTACAATCCGGATGCCGTCAATGAACTGGCAGACAAAACGCTGAACAAGCTGGCCTGTGATGATGCTTCCATCCGTGCGCTGCTGGAAGAATGCATTGGATACTGTTTCTTCAGAAGGAATGAACTTGGAAAGGCATTCATTCTGACCGGGGATAAGTCCAACGGCAAGTCAACCTTCCTGGAAGTGGTCAAGGCCATACTGGGTGAACAGAACATATCAGCGTTGGATCTGAAGGAACTTGGTGACCGTTTCAACACTGCCATGATGTTTGGCAAGATGGCCAACATTGGTGATGACATTGGTGATGACTTCCTTCAGGGCAGTCAGGTGGCCATATTCAAGAAAATTGTCACCGGCAACCGGATCAAGGGTGAATACAAAGGCCTGACACCATTTGAATTTAATCCGTACATCAAGATGCTGTTTTCTGCCAATGACATCCCCAGGATGAAGGACAAGACAGGTGCCGTTCTTCGGCGCTTGGTCATTATTCCATTCAATGCTACGTTCAGTGACCAGGATCCTGACTATGATCCGTTCATCAAGTACAGGCTGTGTGAACAGGAATCAGTGGAATACCTGATCCGGATCGGCATTGAAGGTCTGAAGCGTGTTATTGCCAACAATAAGTTCACCAAGTCTGAAAAGGTGGAAAAAGAAATCAGGGACTATGAGGAAGAAAACAACCCCATTGCTGCATTCATTGAAGACCAGGGTGTGGAAATGATTGAAAATCAGCCTACAGCCGAAGTGTACAAGCGCTATCAGGTCTTCTGTGCAGACAATGCCCTGACACCTATGTCCAACATAGTGTTCAGTAAACAGGTGAACAAAAGGCTGAACTTTGAAGTGAAGTGCAGAAAAATCAATGGAAAGGTCATCAAGTTGTTTGTGAAGTGGAAATCAGATGGAGAATGAAACAATGAACAGGGATCCAAGGAAGAACGCTGAAGGATATGCGGATCCTACAGCCTACTATGGAACAAGGGAAATCATCCGGGAAGAATCCGAAACGGACAAGCGTGTGAATGAACTGATCAAGGTTCTGAAATTCATCATCCGGCAGTCTGGTTGTGAACTGATCACCCGGATCCAGATCAGGGACGTGAAGTCAGGAAGGGAATACAAATGAAACAGGATGATGAAGATCAGCTTGCATGACTGGCACAGTGGAGAAATCAGCAGAAGGAAAAGCAGTTCTACAAGACCATGATTCACTATCACTGGAATGCCTTGGTGGACTGGATCAGAAAATACTTTAGAAAGGAATGGAAGAAATGAATCAAATACTTGAACAGAATGCCAAGCTGCTTGGTGTGGAAAACTGCCTGACACAGACCATGGAAGAATGCGGTGAACTGATCCAGGCCTGCAACAAGATCCTTCGTGCCGGTGGCCGTGGAAAACCGTCATGCACCTATGATGAAGCCATGGCCATGCTGAAGAAGGAACTGGTGGATGTCGGCATCATGGCAGATGAACTGAAGTATCTGTTGTGCCTGGATGCAGGTGAACTGGAACGGATCCGGCAGGTATCGGTTCAGGAAACCAATGATCTGATCTTCGGAAAGAAAACCTGTGGTGGTTGATGGTGGTTTCCGGAATAGTTGACTGGTAGTTGACTGAAAAATGGTCTTGGTAACGGTTAGGGACATAGTTGGTAACGGTTAAAGGTAACGGTTGAAACCCTTGAAAAATAAGGCGGTAACGGTTGGTAACGGTTAAATCATCTTTTTATCTGAAATTAAAAAAATTATCAATTTATACCGTCTGAAAGAAAATAAAAAAGAAAATATATAGTAAAGTGGGTGTTTTAACCGTTACCAACCGTTACTTTTTCCGAAAAGCGTTGATACATAAGGCCTGAAGCAGGTAACGGTTGAAAAAATCAAGTGGTACCTAACCGGTACCGGAAAGGAAAGATAATGGGTGAAGAAATGACTGCAAAAGAATATCTGAAGCAGCTTGAACTGCTGAATGAAATGATAAACCAGAAGATCAGCCAGGTTGATGAATTAAGGGAAATGGCAATGGGTGGGGGAATGGGGATCCGTTATGATAAGGATCCTGTTCAGACTTCTGTGTCAGGTGATGCAGGAACCAATAAGATCATCAAGTACATTGACCTTGAAAATGAAGTCAATGCTGACATTGACAGGTATGTTGATCTGAAGAACAAGATCATCAATCAGATCCATGGCATCAAGAACGTGAATCATATGAAGCTGCTGTATAAGCGGTATGTTGAATTCAAACGGCTTGAAGTCATCAGTGTAGAAATGAACTTCAGTTATGATCATACCAGACGGCTTCACGGCTATGCCCTTCTTGATTTTGAACGGACATACCAGATGAAAAAGGATCCGAAACCGGAAAAAACTGAAAGTTGACACACAATGCCACATTCACCTGTGTTATAGTGATAGTGTGCAAACATGCATACCTGAATACTTGACTGTCAGGGCTGCCGAAGGATGCTAAGATCTCCTGCCTTCGGCAGCCACTTTGTTTGTGGAGATAAGAAAGTGGGTGATCTCTTGCCAAGGGCAAAGAACGCAAAGACAGCGGATGCCCTTCAGTTATACAGGCAAGGGCATTCACTAAAAGAAATTGCTGACCTGCTTCAGGTTCCGGAAAGCACAGTCCGGTCATGGAAAAACCGTGGTAAGTGGGAATGCAACGAATGCAACGGAACAAATGCAACGGAAAAGACCGTTGCAAATGTTGCAAACAGAAAACCCAGACGGGAAAGACAGAAGAAGGAACCTGTTGCCGTTGAAGTCCAGGTTGTATGTGAAAACCCTGAATTGACTGAAAAACAAAGGCTTTTCTGCACTTATTACGTCAGATCATTCAATGCAACAAAGTCATACATGAAGGCATATGGCTGTGATTATTGGACGGCAGCCACAAACGCTGGCCGTCTGCTGAAAAAAGCTGAAATAGTTCAGACCATCAATGAACTGAAACAAGCCAAGATGACCAGGGAACTACTGAAGGAAGAAGACATCTTTCAGAAGTACCTGGATATTGCCTTCAATGACATCACTGACTATCTGGATGTCATCCAAGATGATGAAGGACAAGTCATCCGGATCCGTGATCTGGATGAAGTGGACGGCACCTTGATCAATGAGATAGCACCAACACAGTATGGCTACAAGATCAAGCTGCCGGACAGACAGAAGGCACTTGACTGGCTGGCTGACCACATGGATCTGGCCACTGAAGAACAGAAGGCACGGATCCAGGCATTGAAGCAGAAATCTTCCGGTGATCCTGCTGAACCGGAAGATGATGGTTTCCTGGATGCCCTGAATAGGTCAACAGCTTCAGACTGGGATGACTATGAAGATTAGTTCATTCAAGTTCAAACCATTCAGCAGGAAACAGCGTCAGATCCTGAACTGGTGGTGTCCTTTATCCCCAGTCAAGGATTATGATGGCATTATAGCAGACGGTGCTATCAGATCCGGTAAGACCGTCTGCATGTCCCTGTCCTATGTGATGTGGGCAATGTCCACGTTTCACGGGGAAAACTTCATCATTGCAGGCAAGACCGTTGGATCCTGCCGAAGGAATGTCATCAAGCCACTGAAGCAGATGCTGACAAGCCGTGGCTATACGTTTGAAGACCGAAGGACTGACAATGTGCTGGTGATCCACCGTGGGAAGATCACCAATGAGTTTTACATCTTCGGCGGCAAGGATGAAGGTTCACAGGATCTGGTTCAGGGCATCACGGCAGCAGGTGCATTCTTTGATGAAGTGGCACTGATGCCGAAGTCCTTTGTTGAACAGGCCACAGGCCGCTGTTCCGTGGACGGATCCAAGTATTGGTTCAACTGCAACCCTGGATCACCATATCACTGGTTCAAGCAGGAATGGATTGACCAGCGCAAGGAAAAGAACGTCCTGTACCTGCATTTCACCATGGATGACAACCTGTCACTGTCCGAAAAGATCAAGGAACGGTACAGGAACATGTACCGTGGTGTGTTCTTCAAGCGGTACATCCTTGGTCTGTGGGTGATGGCTGAAGGCCTGATCTATGACATGTTTGATCCGGCCAAGCACGTGGTGCAGCCTGATCAGATACCGGCAATCATTCCAAACACCTGGCACGTGTCCTGTGACTACGGCACACAGAATGCCACGGTCTTCCTTCTGTGGGGACAAGGCCAGGATAAAAAATGGTACTGCTGCCGGGAATACTACTATTCCGGCAGGGACACTGAACAGCAAAAAACTGATACTGAATATGCCAATGACCTTCAGAAGTGGCTGGACGGCATCAAACCACAGAAAATAGTGGTGGATCCGTCAGCTGCTTCTTTTATTGCTGAACTGAAGAAACGTGGATACAGCATCAAGAAGGCCAGGAATGATGTACTTGATGGCATTCGGTTCCTTGCTTCCCTGCTGCTAAACGGTTCAGTGAAGTTCAGTTCAGACTGTAAGATGACCATTCAGGAATTTGCATCCTATGTCTGGGATGAAAAGGCCGCTGAACGTGGTGAAGACAAACCGGTCAAGAAGTTTGACCATGCCATGGACAGCAGCAGATACTTTGCATACACAATAATCCGGAAACCTTCAGGGTTATCCGTCATGAAGTAGGTGATTCAATATGGAATTGGAAGTTGTAAAAAAGATCATACAGAAGTATTCCGGAAGACGTGAAGGCTATGTGCATGAATCCATGATAGCTGAACGGTACTACCGGAATGAAACGGACATCCTGTTTGAGCCAAAACGGGTGAAGGAAGAAACCGTGAAAGACAATGAAGGCAATCTGGTCACCAGGGATGTGGCTGCACCCATGCGGAACGCTGACAACCGGATCCCCTTCAACTTCCATGGCTTGTTGGTCAATCAGAAGGCCAGCTACATGTTCACGGCACCACCCGTCTTTGACATTGGCGCTGAACAGGCAAATAAGGCCTTGACTGCTTTCCTGGGTGACAAGTATCCAAAGGTGTGCAAGGATCTGTGTGTGGAAGCGTCCAATAAGAAGACCGGCTGGATCCACGTCTGGTTCAGTAGGGATGACAACAGCTATAAGTATGCCGTGGTTCCTTCTGAACAGGTCTTTCCCATCTGGACAAAATCCCTTGACCGGCATCTGATGGGTGTCCTTCGGACATACCATGAAATTGATGATGACACCGGCAAGGAATTTGATGTCTATGAACTGTGGAATGATACAGAATGTGAAGCCTACTATCTGCCTGCTGGTGAAACACTGGAAGAAGGTCTGCTTCCCTATAACTGCTTTACGTTCATTGACGTGTACGGTCAGTCCAGCCAGGTGAATCAGTTCAAGCATGACATTGGTGAAACACCGTTCTTTGCCTTTGACAATAACAACATCCACACGGATGACCTGAAGAACATTAACCGCTGATTGATGTCTATGCCAAGGTCTTCAGCGGCTTTGTCAATGACCTGGAAGACATCCAGGAAGTCATCTTTGTCCTGACCAACTATGGTGGCGCTGATCTGAATGAATTCCTGTCAGATCTGAAATACTACAAGACCATCAAAGTAGAATCTGACGGTGATGGTGACAAGTCAGGTGTTTCCACCTTGACCATTGATCTGCCGGTGGAAGCCAGGGAAAAGCTGCTGACCATCACACGGCACTGTATCTTTGAACAGGGTATGGGTATTGATCCGGATCCACAGAATTTTGGCAACAGTTCCGGTGTTGCGCTGAAATTCCTGTATTCCCTTCTGGAACTGAAGTCCGGCCTGATGGAAACGGAATTCCGGCCTTCCTTCGGACGGCTGATCCGCTGTATCTGCCGTGTGAACAACATTCAGATCAAGGATGATGCAATCATTCAGACCTGGACAAGAACCATGGTGCAGAATGATCAGGAACTTGCACAGATTGCACAGGTATCTGCCGGTGTGATCAGTGATGAAACCATCATCCGGAATCATCCGTGGGTGGAAAATCCCCAGGATGAAATGGACAGGCTAAAGGAAGAAAAAGCCGAAAAGGTGAAGGAAGCACAGGAAGCCTTCAATCAGCAGTATGATCCTTTTGGGAACATGACCAAGAAACAGCCTGGTGAAGGTGATGGTGATGACGGCAAGGATCCTGAAGGAAAGGAAGGTAAGGCTGAATGAAGACTTCTGATCTGATCAAGCTGGGACTGACACCTGAACAGGCTGCAAGACTGTCCCGGAATGGTCAGTATTGGAAGATCCGTTTTGGTCAGGTGGAACAGGCACAGCATGACCGTGGTGTGCAGGCCTTCCAGAAGATTGATGCACAGTACCGTCAGGCACAGAAGGACATTGAAGCCAAGATTGATGCCTGGTACCGGCGCTTTGCTGACAATGAGGGAATCACACTTCAGGAAGCCAGAAAGATGCTGGATGCCAAGCAGCTGGCTGAATTCAAGTGGGATGTCAATGACTATATCCGTTATGGCCAGGAAAATGCTATTTCCGGTCAGTGGGCAAAGGAACTGGAAAACGCTTCAGCCAGGTTTCACATCAGCAGGCTTGAAGCGCTGAAGGTTCAGTGTCAGCAGGATGTGGAAGTCCTGTTTGGTGCACAGGCTGACATCTTTGATCAGGTCATGCGTGACATCTACAAGTCCGGGTACTATCACAATGCCTTTGAACTTCAGAAAGGCATTGGTGTTGGATGGGACTTTTCTGCACTGGATCCGAAGCACATTGACCGGGTGATTAACACCCCGTGGACTGTGGACGGTAGAAACTTTTCCACCCGGATCTGGGACAGCAAGGAAAAGCTGATCAGTGAAATAGATCAGACGCTGACACAGAACATCATTCTGGGGAAGGATCCACAGAAGGCTATTGATGCAATAGCAGCCAGACTGAATGTGTCCAAGTCACAGGCAGGCAGACTGGTCATGACTGAAGAAGCCTACTTCAGCAGCATGGCACAGAATGACTGCTTCAAGGATCTGGACGTGGACAAGTATGAAATTGTGGCCACGCTGGACAGCATCACTTCTGACATCTGCCGTTCCATGGATGGTAAGGTGTTCAAGATGTCTGAATGGGAAATTGGTGTCACTGCACCACCCTTCCACCCATGGTGCCGGACTACCACTGTTCCGGCCTTTGATGATGACTTTGGCCTGGTTGGTGAACGTGCTGCCAAGGATGAAAACGGCAAGACATACTATGTGCCTGCCAATATGACCTATAAGCAGTGGGAAAAAGCCTTTGTTCAGGGCAACAAAACAGGACTTCAGCAAGTTCAACCTGTTCAACAGGTTCAGTCCGGTGATATAATGGAACCTGATCCGTCTGTTGACAGAAGTAAGGCACAGAAAGCAGCTGATCCGGATGTCCAGAAGATCCTTGACAGGTATCCGGTCATTCAGGGTGAACATACCTATGAACAGGACATCAAGGCAGTCAATCCACACTATGCTGAATCCAAGAAAAAGCGGAACAAGCAGTACACAAACAACTGTCAGCGTTGTGTGAATGCCTATGAAGCCAGAAGACGTGGATATGACGTGGAAGCCGGTGCCAGAATAATCAGCAATGATCCGCTGGCTGTCATGATGAATGACAAAGGGTGGGCAAACGTCTATGAAAATGGCCGTGATCAACTGGTTCAGTGCTTCAGCAATTCAGCGGATGGTGTCAGAAAGAAAGTCATTGAACAGATGAAAGCATGGGGTGACGGTGCCAGGGCTATTGTCCGTGTTCAGTGGAAAGGCGGCACTGGTGGTCACGTCTTCATTTCTGAAGTTCACGGTGATGACATCCTGTTCATGGATCCGCAAACTGGCAGCATGGATTGTCTGAACTATTTTGACCTGGCCAAGGTGAATAAAACCCATCTGCTTAGAATTGATGACAAAGAATTCACCACCTTGATTCAGGACTGCTGCTTCTATAAGTTAGGGGGACAGAAATGATAACTATTGAAAAGGCAAGAAAAAAGGCTGAAGAATATGCTTCAGGTGTGAAGCTGGGAAAAGCACTGGATGACGATGAATACTTCATTTTTTCGTATGATGAAGAAGTGGATGAATCACCTATCTGTGTGAACAAGGAAACCGGTGAAGTTGATGACTACTTTCCACCGGATCACATGGAAGCATTCCTGAATGCCAAGGAAGTTGAAGAATAAACACCCTTGATTATCAAGGCACCTGGGAACAGGTGCCTTTTTAATTGCCCTGAACATGGCATGAAACCGTTCATCCACCATCACACCTTGCTATGTGAATAAACTGGCAGAAAAACCTATCTACCGGAACCAACCGGAATAAAACAGGAAGAAAGGAAAGGTAAAGAATTATGTTGGAATGGTTACAGACGATTTTGGAAGGTGCAAAGATCACGGATGGAAAGCTGGATGTGACAGCGGTCATGAACGCTGTCAAAACGGAATTTCCCAAGTTTGCGGTGCCGAAGGATGACTTCAACAGCAAGATCAATGAGTTGAAGACGGCCAATGACACCATCACCCAGCTGAAGAAGGATGCCAAGGACAATGCTGACCTTCAGGCCAAGATCAAAGAGTATGAAGACCAGGTGAAGAAACTTCAGAAGGATGCAGCTGACACGGCAAAGACATATGCGCTAAAGGCCAAGCTGACTGAAGCCGGTGCCCTGGATCCGGACTATCTGATCTATAAGCAGGGTGGTCTGGAAAAGTTCACCTTTGATGCTGACGGGAAGCCCATTGGCATTGATGATGTGGTCAAACCCCTGAAAGAATCTGCACCACACCTTTTCAAGCAGAAGGAAGGTGCTGACTACAATCCTGCCGGTGGTGCAGGCGCTGGTGGTGGAACCACCAATCCCTGGAAGAAGGAAACCTACAACCTAACTGAACAGGGAAGAATTCTGAAGGAAAACCCGGTGCAGGCCAAACAGCTTGCTTCTGCTGCCGGTGTCACACTGAACATCTAAACAACATGAAAGGAAGGAATAAAAATGGCTGTAACAACTTTATCTGATGTCATTGTTCCTGCTCTGTTCAATCCCTACGTGAGCAACAGAACCAAGGAACTGTCCGCTTTGTTCCAGTCTGGGATCATCACTTCCAGTCCGGAATTTGATTCCCTGGCTTCTGAAGCGGCACCCATTCACAACATGCCGTTCTTTGAGGATCTGACCGGTGCATCTGAAGATGTCCTGGAAGGTCAGTCCCTGACGGCCAAGAAGATCACGTCCAACAAGGACGTGTCCACCACCATCCGCAAAGCCAACATGTGGGCTGCCACTGACCTGGCCGCTGCCCTGGCCGGTGCTGATCCCATGAAGGAAATCGGTGACAAGGTGGCTGCATACTGGGCACGTGAGTATCAGCGGATCCTGATCAAGATCCTTGGCGGTGTCTTCGGCACCTACACGAATTCCCAGTCCCAGCAGGTTACACCCCTGTCTGACCACATCCTGGACATTTCCGGTGGTTCCGGTGCGGCTGCCAAGATCAGCGCTTCTGCCTTCATTGATGCGCTTCAGCTTCTGGGTGATGCCCAGCAGGATCTGACTGCCGTTGCCATGCACAGCGCCACCAAGTCCTACCTGAAGAAGCAGAACCTGATCCAGACTGAACGGGACAGCAATTCCGTTGAGTTTGAAACCTATCAGGACAGACGTGTCATTGTTGATGACGGTTGTCCGGTCACCGTTGGTGGTGTCTATACCACCTTCCTGTTCGGTCAGGGTGCCCTTGCCTTTGGTGAAGGTTCCCCGGTTGGTTTCGTGCCTACTGAAATTGACCGTGACAAGAAGATGGGATCCGGCATTGACTACCTGATCAACAGAAAGACCTTCATCATGCATCCCCGTGGAATCAAGTGGACGGATGCTGTCAGAACCAACGTGGAAACCCCGTTGGAATCTGAACTGGCCAACGCTGAAAACTGGCTTCGTGTCTATGAGCCGAAGCAGATCAGGATTGTGGCATTCAAGCATAAGATTGCTTAATATCTGAAAGGCGGTGAACCGTATGACACAAACAGAACTGAATACACTGGTGACCATGCGGTTGTTGACTTTTGGATACACAGTGACGGAAGCAGACAACAGCCTGCTGTCCTACCTGATCGGAAAAACAACTGAATACGTCTGCAATTTCTGCAATTTCCGGAATAATCCTGAAGACATCCCTGAAGCCCTGAAGTACATTGTTGCTGACATGGCTGCCGGTGAATTCCTTCAGCAGAAGAAAACCTTTGCCCCCAATGATCTGACTGGTCTGAACTTGGATGCCGCTGTGAAGCAGGTAACAACTGGTGACACTACCACGGTGTTTGGCACCGGGGAAGGATCCCAGACTGATGAACAGCGGCTTGATGCATTCATCCGCTATCTGCTGTCCTACGGAAAGCATGAACTGTACAACCACAGGAAGGTGAAGTGGTGAATGCCAACGTGACGGCTGCAAGAGCGGCAGCCAGGGCAGCTTATGAGGAATACCACTATGACGGGCTGGCGACAGTGTCAGAGTGGCAGAAGACAAAGAATGCAGAAACCAAGTTGACAGGACACGGTGAAGTTGTCGTTCTGACGGATCAGCCGTGTCATCTGTCTATTGAGGGAAAAGCAGCTGGTGAACAGTCAGCATCAGCTGCCAGTATTGTACAGACCACAAAACTGTTCATCAGCCCTGATCTTCAGATCAAGCCTGGATCCAAGATCACTGTGACACAGGCAGGTGTGACCAACGTGTACACCCACAGCGGAAAATCAGCTGTCTATGACACACATCAGGAAATAGTGCTGGATCTGTTTGAAAAGTGGGCATAAATGGCAAAGTTCGGAAGGTTGGACATCCGTGAACTGAAAGAGTTTGAAAGGAAACTGAAAACCCTGCCGGATCCGGATGCCTTCCTGGAATCCTGTGCAAAAGAACTGGCGGCAAGGCTGCTTAGACAGGTTATCAAAAGGACACCGGTTGGCCAGTATCCGAAGTCATCCGGAAAGAAGGGTGGAACACTTAGACGTGGGTGGACTGCCGGAAAGCGTGAAGGCGCTGCCGCTTATGCGGCGGCCATGGACGTGCAGCACATTGGCACCAAGTACGTGATTGAAATTGTGAACCCCGTGGAATATGCCAGCTATGTGGAATACGGTCACAGAACGGCCAACCATAAAGGCTGGGTGCCGGGACGGTTCATGATGACGATTTCTGAACAGGAGATCCAGCAGATAGCGCCACAGGTGCTGGAAGCGAAGATCAAGAAATACATGGAAAGGATGGTGTGACTATGATCAATGAAATCATTCAGGCAATGTCAGTGGCTATGGATGCTGAATTCAATGCTGAAGCTGATGCCTATGAAATCTATGACAAAGAGATCCCCCAGGATCTGAATGCACCTGCATTCTACATTCAGTCCATCAATCCTGACACCAACCTGTTCCTTGGAAAGCGGTACCTGGCACACAACCACATGGTGGTGCAGTATTTTCCGGAATCTGAAACGGACTACCAGGAAGAATGCAATGCCATTGGTGAACGGCTGACGTGGATCCTTGAATGGATCACGTGTGCCGGTGATGACAGGCCTATCCGTGGATCCAACATGCACTTTGAAGTGGTTGACGGCATCTTGAACTTCTTTGTGGACTATGAATTCTTCATCCGGAAGGTGGAAGAAAAGGACAAGATGGAAACCATGGAATTGCAGCAGACAGCAAATTGAAGAAAGGAATGAAACTATGGCACAGAAAAAGAATCCTTCTGTGGATGTTACTGAAGCTGTGGCTGATGCCAATGCTGATGCCGTGGCAGTGGAAACAGTCACAGAAGTTGCATATGAAAAGGCACAGCTTGTTGCCAGTGCCAAATATGCTGCCAAGCGTGATCTGATCACTGCCCTGCTGGAAGATGGAAAGAAATACACCTTCAGCCAGGTTGACAGGATGGTCAGTGACTTCTATGGCAGTGACTTCACAGAAAACAAAGAAAGGAAAGGTGATTAAGAATGGCATTAGGTGGTGGTTCTTTTATCACACAGAACAAAGTCCTTCCTGGCAGCTACATCAACTTTGTGTCTGTTGCTGCTGCCACTGCCACCCTGTCTGACCGTGGTGTGTGTACCATGCCGCTGGAAATGGACTGGGGTGCTGAAGGCAAGATCGTTACTATCACCCAGGAAGATTTCCTGAAGAATTCCCTGAAGTTCTTCGGCTATGCCTACGGTGATGACCAGATGAAAGGTCTTCGTGACCTGTTCATGAATGCCAAGGTGCTTTATGCCTACCGGCTGAACAGCGGCGGTGTCAAGGCTTCCTGCACCTTCGCAACTGCAAAATATCCTGGCACCAGGGGCAATCAGCTGAAGATTGTCATTCAGGCCAATGTGGATGATCCTACCATGTTTGACTGCTACACCTATTTTGGTGACACTGCGGTTGACATGCAGACTGTGGCTTCCGCTTCCGGCCTGGTTGACAATGACTTTGTGGACTTTGACCAGACTGCAACCTTGCTGGTCACTGCTTCCACCCCTCTGACCGGTGGCACAAACGGCACTGTATCCGGTACGGCCTATCAGGACTATCTGGATGCTGCTGAATCCTACCGGTACAACACCATGGGCATTGTCACCACTACCAGCACTATCAAGGCGCTGGCCAAGGCTTTCCAGAAGCGTATGCGTGAGGATGTCGGCATGAAGTTCCAGCTGGTGCTTCATGACTATGCTTCCGCTGACTACATGGGTGTCATCAGCGTGGACAATGACACCAGTGACAGTGGCTGGCCTGCCGCTTCCTTGGTGTACTGGGTGACCGGTGCTGAAGCTGCATGTGCAGTGAACAAGTCCCTTCAGAACAAGAAGTATGACGGTGAATTCACTGTGGATGTGGACTACACCCAGTCTGACCTGATTGCCGCTATCCAGGCTGGCAAGTTCGTGTTCCACAATGTCAACGGTGATGTCCGTGTCCTGGATGACATCAACACCATGGTCACCACCACTGATGACTGCGGTGATGTCTTCAAGGACAATCAGTGCATCCGTGTCATTGACCAGATTGGCAATGACATTGCTGTTCTGTTCGCCACCAAGTATCTTGGTGTGGTTCCGAATGACAAGGCCGGAAGAATCAGTCTGTGGTCTGACATCGTGAAGCATCATCAGCAGCTTCAGGAGATCAGAGCCATTGAAGACTTTGAAGACACTGATGTCACTGTGGAGCAGGGCAACACCAAGAAGTCTGTGGTGGTCAACGATGCTATCACCACTGTTGGTGCCATGTCCAAGCTGTACATGACCACAGTGGTGGCCTAAAGAAAGGAAGGTGAAACAGAATGCCGAATATCACGGTGATGAAGGCCAAAGATGCCATTTCTGCAAGACTGGCTGAATGCTATGTCACCATCAATGGCAGACGCTACAACTTCATGCAGATGATTGATGTGGAGTTTACCATTGACAAGACCAAGGGCAAGATTTCCAGGCTTGGTGCAGTCATGGCTGGCCATAAGTCCTATGGGATGGAAGGTACCTTCAGCGGTACCATGCACTACAACACTTCTGTGATGCGTGAACTGCTGGCTGACTTCAAGAACACCGGTGAGGACACCTATTTTGAGATCCAGGTTACCAATGATGATCCTGCTTCTGATGCACAGCGTCAGACCGTGATCTTCTATGACTGCCTGACTGATGGCGGTGTCCTGGCCAAGTTCGATGCTGATTCTGATGGGGAATCCCTGGATGAATCCATTGAAGGCACCTTTGATGACTTCAGCATCCCTGAATCCTTCACTGAACTGGCCGGTTTTGCCGCTGGCTGATGTTGGCTGAAGGAAATACCCACTGACTGTGGAAAGTCCGTCATATGGGCTTATATGGGCTTCATATGACGGACTTTTTTCACTTTACGGATAACAGAAAGGAATGAAAACAATGTCCAATTTCAGCAGATTCATGAAAGAGAACAAGAAGTCCAAAGTCAATGGCTTCTATGCACCCACTGCTTCCCTGACTGATGAAGACGGCAATCCGCTTCAGTTTGAGTTCAAGCCCATCACTTCCAAAGAGAATGAGCAGATCAGGGAAGACTGCACCATTGATGTGCAGATCACCGGCAAGCCCAATATGTTCAGACCGAAACTGAACACTTCCAAGTACCTGTCCAAGCTGATTGTGAAGTCCTGTGTCATGCCGGATCTTTACAATGCGGAACTTCAGGACAGCTATGGTGTGAAGACACCGGAAGATTTGCTGTTCGCCATGGTGGATGATGCTGGTGAATACCAGGATCTGTGTGTCTGGCTTCAGCGGTTCCAGGGCTTCACCAAGACCTTGGATGAAAAGGTTGAAGAAGCAAAAAACTGATCAGTGAAGGTGATGCTGAAGCCAATTATGCCTACTACTGTTTGCATAAACTTCACATCCTACCTTCACAGTTCCTGGCCTTGGAAGAAGCAGAAAAGGCCTTCATCATTGCGGCCATAGACATCAAGGCAGAAAATGACAAGAAGGAAGAAAAAGAACTGAAAAGAAAGGTGCCGAAAGGCAGACGGAAAGGAAAATAGTCATGTCCAGTATCAGAACAGGCATTGAACTTCAGGATGGTTTTTCCCCTGTCCTGGATAATATGATCCCTACTGTGTCTGAAGCTGTCCAGGTCATGGAACAGATGCAGCAGGTCATGAATGCCGGTGTGGATACAGGCAGCTTGACTGGTGCCAGGGCTGACATTGATGCGGCCACAGAATCTGCCAGGGAACTGGCTGAAGCGCTGGCTGACATTGATGCACCGGTGATCAACATTGAACAGCCGGTTATGCCCACTGTGGATGTACCTGTTCAGCAGAAGCTGTCCCATGAACAGCTTGCCAATCCACCCCCTATGACTGTTCCGGTGACACCTGTTGTCACAGAACAGCCTGTGATTGATATTCCGGAATCACTTGAAGTTCCTGTGGTGCCGGATGTCATTGAACAGCCCATTATTGATGTTCAGGATGAAATCACAGTTCCTGTCACACCCATTGTGGCAGAACAGCCTGAAATCAGTGTACCAGATGAAATGCAGGTACCTATCACCCCTGTGGTGACAGAACAGCCTGAAATCAATGTTCAGGATCAGATCACTGTTCCGGTGACACCTGTTGTCACAGAACAGCCTGTGATTGATATTGAACAGCCGGATCTGTCTGGTGTGCAGCAGTATCAGCAGCAGATCACACTGGCTTCAGCTGCATTGCAGCAGGTCAGAGAAAGACAGAATGACATTGTGGCCGCTGGCCAGCAGATGGACATTCTGCCGGATGATGTCAGAAGTGAAATCAATGCTGTCACTGTTCAGATTGAACAGATGCAGCAATCACTGAACCAGATTGAACAGAATCCGCTGAATGTAGATTCTGAAACCACCAGGCTTCAGATTGAAGCCCTGAATAAGTCCATCACAGATGCCCTTCAGACACAGGAACAGCTGAACAGTCAGCTTTCCAATATGTCCATGCCGGTGGAGTGGCAGCAGGACTTCCAGATCTTCCAGAATACCGGCATTGAAAGGTTCAATGCAGAAGTTCAGTCTGCACAGCAGATGCTGAACACATTGAACACCACACAACTGAAAATTGAACAGACTGCTTCAAGGCTGGATATTTTGCCTGACAGTGCAATGCAGGACATCAACCAGCTTGGTCAGCGGATCCAGAACATCAATCAGCGGATCCAGCAGATTTCCAAGAACAAGATCAACCTGGGAACTGATCAGGCTAATGCTGAACTTGAACAGTTGCGGTCACAGCTTCATCAGGCAGTACAGGCACAGGAAGACCTGAATGCTGCCATGGACAGTGCGGATCCTGGCAGGATCAATGATGCCTACCTTCAGTTGTCCGGCACCATCCGGAACACTGAAAGCTATATCAGGGACAACACCAATGAACAGGGTGCCTTCAATCGTGCCATTGATCAGGGTGCAGCTTCTGCATCCAATCTTGGCAGCATGATCAAAGGCGCTGTTGCTGGGTTCCTTGGTTTTGCAGGTATCAGGAAGACTGTTGGATTCATCCAGGAAGCCACAGAATTGTATAACACACAGCTGAATGCTGAAAGCCAGCTGATGACGGTTCTGGCAAATATGGCTGACTGGTCTGAAGTGCCTGACTTCATTGTTGGTATTGATGACACCCTGGCACTGAACCAGTTTGGTGAACTGATCAGCACCATTGATGGCACTGTGGTGGATGTCACACCGGAAATGCGGACTGACTATCTGCTTGGCCAGTATGATGCCATTGCATCCAAAGCCAGTGAGATCCAAAGCAAAGGCATCTATGGTGATGAAGCAATGCTGGCTGCCGGTGCAGAATTTGCCACATACTTCACTGACACTGATGCAATCACCACCATGATGGACACCCTTTCCAATTATGCAATGGGTATGTCTGGCGGTGGTGCCATTGATACCAGTCAGATGACGGACTATGCAACCAATCTTGGCAAGATCATGACTGGTGCATATGATGCCATGACCAAGAAGGGCTTTGAATTCAGTGAAGCACAGAAAGCTATCATTGAAGGCACAGCCACACAGGATCAGCTGGTGGCAGTCCTTGGTGATGATTGGGCATCCATGTCTGATGAAATGCAGGCGGCACAGGTGATCAGTCAGATCATCAATGAATCCTGGGGCGGTCTGTATGAAACAATGAGCAACACCCCTGAAGGTCAGATTATCCAGCTGACCAATGCCTGGGGTGATATGAAGGAAATGATTGGACAGCAGCTGTATCCATACATTCTGCGCTTTGTCCAAATCATTCAGGAAAACTGGCCTGCAATCACTGAACTGGTCAATGGCTTCACCAACACCCTTGGCATTGTGCTTGGTGTTCTGGGGAATATGGTTGAAGGTGCAATCAGTTTTGCACAGGCCATTCAGGATAACTGGTCTTGGATTGAACCAATAGTTCTTGGCATTGTCGGCGCTTTGGTTTTGTACAATGCAGTCATGCTGATCGGAAAAGGCATTATGCTGGCATCTGCCGCTGCTACTGCCATTCACACTGCTGTCACCAGCGGATGGACTATTGCCACCTTTGCTGAAACAGCAGCACAGCAGGGACTGAATGCAGCACTGGCTGCCTGTCCTATCACATGGATTGTGCTTGCCGTGATTGCCCTGGTTGCTGCCCTGGTTGCAGTATGCCAGTGGATTGCAAATGTCACAGGCGCTGCCAATTCTGCCTTTGGTATTATCTGCGGTGGAATTGCCACAGTGGGTGCCTTCTTCAAGAACCTGGGACTGGTGGTGGCCAATGTTGCCATTGGTGCATGGAACTGGATCAAGGCTGTGGTGACCAACATCGGCATTGCATTTTCAAACCTTGGCCTGTCTATTGCCAACATAGCACTTGGCATCTGGAATGCCCTTGGTGCTGTGTGTGACAACATCGGCATTGCATTCCACAATGTCATTGCCAGTGTTCAGGGCTGGTTCTATGGGCTGTTGTCCACAGTCCTGACGGTGGTTGCAGGTATTGCGGAAGCACTGAACAAACTTCCCTTTGTGGAATTTGATTATTCAGGGATTGCCAATGCAGCTTCTGAATATGCCGCAAAGTCTGCCGCTGCCTATGACAGTAAAGAAGACTATAAAAGCCTGCTGTCTGCCTTCCAGGAAGGCATGTCCACCTATCAGCTGAATGACAACTATGTTGACACCGGTGCTGCATTTGATGCAGGCGCTTCTACCTTTGATGCCTTCCAGGATGGATGGGCAAGTGATGCTTTCCAGGCCGGTGCTGAATGGGGTGATGGTGTCACAGAAAAGGTGTCTGGATTCTTTGATGGCATTGGTGACATCTTTTCAACGGATGTTCCTGGACTGTCTGACATGGGTGATCTGGCCACTTCGCTGGCCGGAAGTGTCGGTGGTATCGGTGATATTGGTTCTGATGTCGGTGACATTGCCGGAAGCACAGCAGCCATTGCAGGATCCCTGGATGTCACAAAGGAAGAACTGAAGTATCTGCGTGACATTGCTGAACAGGAATCCATCAACAGGTTTACCACAGCGGAAATCCACATTGAACAGACCAATAACAACAACATCAGTTCTGACATGGATCTGGATGGTGTTGTGAACGGTCTGACAGATGCTGTGAATGAAGCTGTGGATGAAATTACAGAGGGGGTGCATGAATAATGGCCTATATGATGTATCTGAAAAAATGCCTTCTTCCTGTCACCCCAAAAGATGTCAAAATCAAGATCAATGGGAAAAACAAGAAGGTCACACTGATCAATGAAGGTGAAGTCAACATCCTGAAAAAGCCAGGGCTGACAGATGTTGAACTGGAATGCCTGCTGCCGAATGTGCGCTATCCCTTTGCTGTGTACAACAGCGGCTTCCAGAAAGCATCCTATTTCCTGGACTACTTTGAAGAACTGAAAGTGTCACAGAAGCCTTTCCAGTTCATCATAACCAGGGCATTTCCCAATGGCCGTGCCTTGTATGACACAAACATCAAGGTGGCCTTGGAAGACTATCAGATCATTGAAAGTGCTGATGAAGGTTTTGATGTCAAGGTCAAGATCAATCTTCGGCAGTGGAAAGAATACGGCAGCAAGACCATTGCCATGCAGATTGAAGAAAAGAAGGTTGTTTCAGCAGCGCCTGTGAATCCCAGGCCTGCTGAAACATCACCGGCACCACCACAGCCAACCACCTACACAGTGGTCAAGGGTGACTGCCTGTGGGCAATAGCACAAAAGTTTTACGGAAACGGTTCACTGTATCCGAAGATCTATGATGCAAATTCAGATGTGTTCAAAGGCCGTTCACCAAATCTGATCTATCCTGGGGATGTGCTTGTCATCCCTGCTGCATAGAAAGGATGGTGAACATGGTTGAACTTTTGATTGCAAACCAGGCTGGTACCAAGGTGTACCAGCCTGCTGTTGAAGAAGGTGTCCAGTGGACAACACAGCGCTTTGGCACACCTGGCAAGCTGACCTTCAAGGTGATGAAGGATGAAGTCCTGAATTTCCATGAAGGTTCTGCTGTCAGACTGACTGTTGACGGTGAAAAGGTCTTTTTTGGCTGGGTGTTCAAGAAATCCAGAACAAGGGATCAGATCATCAGTGTCACAGCCTATGATCAGCTGCGTTATCTTCAGAACAAGGACACCAAGACCTATGAAGGGAAAAAGGCATCTGAATTCATCCAGATGCTGGCCAATGACTACACACTGAATGTTGGATCCCTGGCTGATACCGGATATGTCATTGCATCCAGGGTGGAAGAAAACAGTTCCCTGTTTGACATGATCGGCAATGCACTGGATCTGACAGTTACCAATACCGGCAACATGTTCATCCTGTTTGATGACTTTGGAAAACTGACACTGAAAAGTCTGGCTGACATGAGGGTTGGAAGCAATGGCCAGTATCTGATGATTGATGAAGAAACCGGCCAGAATTTTGACTATGAATCCAGTATTGATAGTCAGACATTCAACAGGATCAAGCTGACCTATGACAATGATGAAACCGGCACCAGGGAAGTCTATGTTGCACAGGATGGTTCCAACATCAACAAATGGGGCATCCTGCAATACTTTGACACCCTTCAGAAAGGTGAAAATGGTCAGGCCAAGGCAGATGCACTGCTGAAGTTGTACAACCAGAAGACCAGGAAGCTGAAGATCAAGGATGCCTTTGGTGACAATCGTGTCCGTGCCGGATCCATGATCATTGTGAATCTTGGTCTTGGTGACATCAATGTGAAGAACTTCATGCTGGTTGAAAAATGTGTCCATACCTACAAGGAATCAGAACACTGGATGGACTTGACATTAAGAGGGGGTGAATTCATTGCCTGATGCAACAGAACTTATAAAAACATTGAAGAAGGCGGCACTTGATGCCTTCAAAGCAGAAAAACCCACTGATGTTCTGTTTGGAAAGGTGATTTCAGTGTCACCCCTTCAGATCAATGTGGAACAGCAGTTCATTCTTGGTGCAAAGCAGCTGGTGCTGACCAGGAATGTGACGGATTTCACCACCCAGATGACTGTGAACTGGTCAACTGGGAACACTTCAGGTGGATCCGGATATGATGCTTTTGCATCACACAACCACAGTATTTCAGGAAAGAAGTCAATCACCGTTCACAATGGCTTGGCTGTCGGTGATGAAGTGATTTTGATCCGGAAGTTCGGTGGTCAAAAATTCATTGTACTGGATAGGATCGGATCATGATACCTGCATCAAGTGGATTTCTTGACAGTGACTTTGTGGTCACTGAACAGCCAAGCAAAACATACAAGATGGATCTGGAAGGCAACCATACCAAAGGGTACACTGATGGACTTGAAGCCATGAAACAGGTGGTATTCAAGATCCTGAACACTGAACGGTACAGGTATCCAATGTATTCCTGGAACTATGGTGTGGAACTGATGGATCTGTTTGGGGAACCGGTCAGCTGGGTATGCCCTGAACTGCAAAGAAGGATCACTGAAGCGCTGACCTGGGATTCACGGATCACAGCTGTGACAGATTTCATTTTTGACCTGTCCAAGAAGCATGTGGTGTCTGTGTCCTTTGTGGTTCACACAGTCTTTGGTGATTTTGAAGAAGAAAGGATGGTGAATTTCTGATGTATGAGAATGTCACCTATGAAGTGATCAGGGACAGGATGCTGGCCAGGGTTCCAAACACTATGGACAAGCGTGAAGGATCCGTCATCTATGATACCCATTCACCCACTGCCATTGAACTTCAGCTGTTATACACTGAACTTGATCAGATGATCAAGGACAGCTTTGGTGATACGGCATCCAGGGACTTCCTGATTCTGCTGTGCAAAGACCGTGGTATTTCACCAAGCCCTGCAACCAATGCTGTCCTTCAGGGAACATTCACACCGGCCAGCATCGGCAAGAATGCCCTGCTTGGTCAGCGTTTCAACCTGGACAGTCTGAACTATACGGTCATTTCCGTCATCAATGAAGCTGCCGGAACCTATCAGGTGCGCTGTGAAACAGCAGGCATCACAGGAAACCAGCACCTTGGAACCATGATACCAATGGAATACATCCAGGGACTTGAAACAGCCACACTGACATCCGTGCTGATTCCTGGACAGGATGAAGAAGACACTGAAGTTCTGCGGCAAAGGTATTTTGACAGCTTTGGCACATTTTCCTTTGGTGGCAACCGGTCTGACTATATTGAAAAGGTCAAATATGGCATCACCGGTGTCAGTGTCGGCGGTGTGAAGGTGAAGCGTGTCTGGAACAGTGACATCAGGCCTGCTGATCTGATTCCCAGTGCAGATGTCACAACCTGGTATGAATCGGTGATTTCCGGTCTGTCTGATGAAGTGGCTGCATGGCTGACTGCCGTATATACAGCGGCACTGGCCAAAAAGCTGGTCACCGGTGGCACTGTTCTGATCACCATCATTGATGGTGATGACTATGGTGAAGCATCCACTGAACCTGGTGGTCTGGTTGATACGGTTCAGACAGCACTGGATCCCACACAGAATGCCGGTGAAGGCTATGGCACAGCACCCATTGGACATGTGGTGAATGTGCAAAGCGCAACCGGTGTGCCGGTCACTGTGACACTTCAAAACATTTCTTTCAATACCGGCTACACCTGGAATAGTCAGAAGACAGCCATTGAAGATGTCATCAAGAACTATCTTCTTGGCCTTCGGCAGACCTGGGAAAGCAATGACTATCTGATTGTCAGAACCAGTCAGATTGAATCCAGGGTGCTGGCTGTGGAAGGTGTGCTGGATCTGGATGGTGTCCTGATCAATGGTTCTGATTCAAACTTGACCATGACTGAATACCAGATTCCAACATATGGGGGTGTAGTCAATGATCAGAACAGTTGACCTGGTATCATACCTTCCCCCATACCTTCAGAATTACAAGGAACAGGTTGCTGCACTGGCAGCTGAAGATCCGGAATTTCTGCTGATCTGGAATGCTGTGGATCATTGTCTGTACAACCACTTCATCAGCACGGCAGACGAATATGGCATCAGTCGGTATGAACAGCTGATGGGACTGGTTCCTGAAGAAGATGACAACCTGGAATCCAGAAGATCCAGGGTACAGATCAACTGGGTGAACCTGCTGCCCTACACCATCAAGACATTTCTTCAGAAGCTGAATGCCTTATGTGGTGCCAATCATTACATTGTCAGCGGCAGCTTCAGCACAGAATATCTTTTGACCATCATCACCTATCTGGAAAACATCGGACAGGTTGATGATCTGAATGAACTGTTCAATGAAATTCTGCCCTGCAATCTGGTTGTGGATTCCACAAATCAGATCATCTGCACGGTGGTCAGCAATAACCGCTTTGCGGCCAGAATGACCACCCATGCACAGGTTAGCATCACCCAGGACTGGTGTGAAACCTTCAGACCAAGGGGTGGCGCTTCTGCCGGTGTGATTTCCAGTACAGAAATGTACCAGATCACATCTGAAAACCACTGATTTCTTTGATCCGCTTCAGGTGGATGTGCCAGATCCCATGCGGTGTCCCTGCTTGCAGGTGGTCATGGGTTGGCATACGGTGTCCCTGATGATGGTCATTGGAATATAAACCATTTCACAATTCAAAGAAAGGAAAAAATGATTATGGCTGAATTTTCTAAACTTTACCTGACCACCAAAGGTCAGGCGCTGGTTGCCAAGATCATTGCTGGTCAGGCCAGCCTGGTATTCACCAAGGTATGCACTTCTTCCAAGACCTATGCTGAAAGCCAGCTGGAAAACCTGACTGCCCTGGAACAGATCCAGCAGTCCAACAGCGTGACCAGGGTGACCATCACCAACCAGACTTCTGTGAAGGTGGAAACGGCCTTTACCAATGAAGCGCTGGCCGCTGGGTACTACCTGCGTTCCCTTGGCCTGTATGCCACTGATCCTGATGTGGGTGAAATCCTGTATGCGGTATGCGTGGAAACTTCCGGCTACTGCTACATGCCTGCCTACAACGGTGTCACGGTGTCCAGTGCCTATATCCAGATCTATACCACTGTCGGCAATTCTGACGATGTGGACATCAGTGTCTATTCCGGTGCTTATGCCACTGTGGAAGACATTGAAGCCCTGGAAGATGAAATTGCTGACCTGAAGGGCTTCATCGGCTATTCTGACAATGACATCTATGGCCTTGAAGTGGACTTTGTGAACAAGAAGTCCACCAGACTGGCCGGTGCTGTTGACAAGGCCGGTGGCACTGCCTTTGATGGCATCCGTGCCTTCGGCGGCAGAAAGCGCTGCATCATGACTGCTGATGGTGTTGTCCTGGCATACCAGGGTGATGAAGCCTACACCACCGGTGGTTCCCTGCTTCAGGCTGTGGAAAAAGGCGGTGTCACCTATGCCATTGGCACCCTGGTTCAGGTCATGGTGGAACAGCCCAAGTTCTACTACAAGGTGGTGCCGCTGCTTCTGGAAGAAGTCTTTGACGGTGACGGCAACAGTCAGGGCTACAAGGCCAAGAAGATCAGATACTATGTGTCTGATGTGTACAAGAAGGGCTTCAAGGTTCATCCCCAGTTCATCTGCAACGGCAAGGAAAATGAATACATCTACAAGTCTGCCTTTGAAGGCTGCCTGTATGATGTTTCTGCTTCTGCCTACATTCTGGATGATGACCAGGTTGCTGATTTCACGGTCAGCACCGGTGACAAGCTGTGCAGCATTGCCAATGCCAAGCCCGTTTCCGGTCTGACACAGAACCTGACCAGAGCCGGTGCCAGAAAGCTGGCAGAGAACATGGGCAATGGCTGGGAACAGCAGTATGCCGCAACCCTGGCCGGTACCCAGCTGCTGATGGCCATTGAGTATGGCACCTTCAACAGCCAGTCTGCCATTGGTCAGGGCAATGTGAACAAGACCGATGATGGCAGCACCAACATGGCTGAACTGACCGGTGCCACCGTCAACCTTGGCAATGCTTCCGGTGAAGCGGAGAATGCCAACCACATCAAGCTGGTGTCCTATCGTGGTGAAGAAAACCTGTGGGGCAACATCTGGAAGTGGGAAGACGGCTTCAACATCCAGAATCCTGCCGGATTTACCACCGGCATGTATGGTGCTGTCTATGTGGCTGATCACGGCTTCACGGATGACACCGGTGCCACACCCTATGAAGACACTGGGATCCGTGTTCCCTACACCACCGGTGCCTACATTGCGGCCTTCGGTTACAGTGAGGAATTTGACTGGCTGTTTGTCGGTGTTGCCTTTGGCGGCAGCGGTGTGACCAGTTCCGTTCCTGTGGGTGACTACACCTACAATGGTGACGCCGGTTGGCATGTAGCTAGGTCCGGTGGTATGTGGGATTATGCCTTGGGGGCCGGTATCTTCTGTCGGAGCCTGTACTATTCGTCTTCTGATCATGCTCGGAGTTATTCCGGGCGGTCGGTGTTCATTCCCAGCCGGAAGGCAGAACTGGATGCTGCCTAAAGCATCCTGAAGCAACCATAGGTGGCCGGATATTAGCAGGTGGATTATTTAGCACAGTGGAAGAAAAACAGGCTGCTGGATAAAGCAAAAAATCAAATGGTAACACCAGTTGGCATGTAGCTAAATCCAGTGGTAAATGGAATAATGCCTTGAAAGCCAGTATCTTCTATCAGAACCTGAACAATTCGTCTTCTAATCATAATCGGAATTATTCCAGGCAGTCAGTACATGCACTAAAAACACCGGCCTGATCCAACCAGTCAGGCCGGTGATTCTATAATCAGTGATGCAGCGTGTTCTGCATCCGTTTGAACTGCAATCCGGTCACCGTGCCACTTGGCAAAACACTGAAAAAATTCACATGGACTGTACTGGTAGGATGCACTGTTTTTTTTTCGGTGCGTGTCGAAGGTTCGGTTTAGTGCATACAAAGGAAACACTGTGAAGCGTTATGGTTATCTGTTTGAAAAGATTGTTTCAATGGACAATCTGTACAGGGCATTCAAAAATGCCAAGAAAGGCAAGGGCTGGTATCAGGAAGTAAGGGAAATTGAAAAGAATGTCTGGTACTATCTTGGACTGCTTCAGCAGATGCTGATGGATCATGACTACCACACATCAACCTATGAAATGTTCCTACGCAAGGAAGGCAAGAAAGTCCGTGAAATCTACAAGCTGCCGTTCTTCCCAGATCGGATAGCACAATGGGCAATCATCCAGGTGATTGAACCACAGCTTCTGGCCTACTTCACGGATGACACCTATTCAGCCATACCAAACAAGGGAATACATGCTGCCTTCAAGAAACTTCGGAATGCTGTGGACACAGTACCGGATGAAATGCAGTTCTGTTGCAAGATAGACTGTCAGAAATTCTATCCCAGCATTGACCATGACATCCTGAAGGCAAAATACCGAAAGAAGTACAAGGATCCTGAACTGCTTGAAGTCATTGATGAAATCATTGACAGCATCAGCACATGTCCTGCAACGGATGAAAACATAGCATTTTACAGTGAGAGGGGAAAAGACATCAAGGTGGTCACCTTCTTTGGTGAACAGTTCATTGATGGTGTTGGAATCCCCATAGGAAACTACTTTTCACAATATGACGGCAACTATTACCTGTCAGACTTTGATCACTTCATGAAGGAAGTGCTTCATGTGAAGCACTATTACAGATACATGGATGACATCTGTGTGTTTGCCAAGACCAAAGAAGAACTTCAGCGGATCCTGGCGGCCATGGGTGACTACCTGCTGTCTGAATTGAATTTGAGGATCAAAGGGAACTATCAGATCTTCCCCACATTCATCCGTGGTGTGGATTTTGTTGGATACCGGATCTTCAAAGACTATACCCTTTTGAGGAAATCCACCTGTCAGCAGATGAAGGACAAGATGACCAGACTGCTGAAGAAGGTGGAATCTGGCAAGGAAATGAACTATTCCGAGTGGTGCAGCATTGCATCCTACAAGGGATGGTTGGTTCACTGTGACAGCTACCGTCTGACTGAAAAGTATATCACACCACTTCAGCCCTATGCTGATGACTACTACAACAAACACATCAAGAAAGGTGGTAATCAAAATGATCAATCATGGGAGAGTACAGGCCAATGCGCTGCCTGAAGCCATTGTGGTGGATGAATACAGCGTGTGGGTGGCCAGCAATGTCACCCAGGTGACCATCCCTGCTGGTGAGGATCAGCAGGAAAGCACCGTCTATGAATATGACCTGGTGCAGTATGACAAGGATGAGTACATCAAGATGCAGTCTGACAAGCAGGCTGATCTTGAAAGCCAGATCCTTGATACCCAGGAAGGCCTGGTGGAAGTCTATGGCCTTCTGACCGTTTAAGAAAGGAAGGTAAAAGACCATGGTGAAAGTATATGCCAATCTGATCATCCATGACCGGATGACCTTTGATCAGGTTCCGGATTCCTTGAAGCCTGCTGTCAGACAGGCTGTGATTGATGCAGGCTATCCTGACAAGGTGCCGGAGTAAGGCAAGGTAAATCATCAAGGAAAGTCTGAAGTGCCGTATATGGGCTTTATATGAGGTCACAGCGGCACTTCCAGACTGGAAAGGGAAAGGTGAAATCATGAGCATTGAAATTGCACTTCTTATTTCCGCTGTTTCCCTTGCCTTCGGTATCTATTCAGGAATTGCCAATCTGAAACGGAACAAAGCAGCAGATGACAAAAGAGAAGCCACAGAAATGACAACAGTGATTGTCAAGCTGGATGCAATCGGCAGGGACACTGCTGAAATCAAGAATGATCTGAAGTCAGTGAAAGAGGATGTGAAGTCCAACACTGAAAAGATCATCCGGCTGGATGAAAGCCTGAAGTCTGCCTGGAAGCGGATCAATTTCCTGGAAGGGAAAGGCGGTGCTGCACCAGATGACATCTAAAAAGCGCCCAAAGCAAAGCAGGCTGTCATGGTTATGGGAATTTTCAAAGAAGGTGGTTGCCACCTGCTTTATCCTGTATGTCATCGGCTTTTTCTATGCCGGTACCGTGATGGTGCTGTTTCAAGACTTCAGCAGCCTTGGATTGTTCATTGAACAGTTCACTGATGTGCTGAAAACTTGTGTCTTTGGGTACTTTGTGAAGGCTGGTGTAGAAAACATCTTCAAAATCAGAAAGTCTGGATCCGGTGAACAGCCGGATCCAGATTTCCTTCCAGATAACTGTTCTGTTGACGATGCACCCAAAGAGTGAAGAAAGGAAGTGAACAGAAATGGACTATACTGCAATCATCAGTCAGGTTCTTGTCATCGTGGGGATCCTGACTGTGTTTGTGAACATTATCACCGAAGTGATGAAGAAGTCCTTTGGCTGGCTGTCAACATCCAAGGTGATCAACATCTTTGTGCTGGTTCTGTCCATTGTTCTGACTGTGGGATCCTTCGTGGCCTACTGGCAGATCAAAGGAATGGACTTGACCTGGTACATCATTGCAGCATTTGTCATTGTCGGCATCATGGTTGCCTATGCTGCCATGTTCGGCTTTGACAAACTGATTGCATATTTTGAAAAGAAATGAGGTGACAAGAAATGGCTGTAAGAATCGGTCATGCTTCCATTTCAGAAAATGGGAATGCTGGCTGGGATGGAAAAGCCAAGGCCGGTGACCAGACTGGCCTGGAAGTGAAGATTTCCTACTGGTACACCAAGGACTGGTATGTTGTCCTTCGGCCAAAGGATCCTGCTGTGGCTGAAAAGGCAGCTGTTGCCTGTGAAAAGCTGTGCAAGTCCAACCTGGTTGGCTATGATCAGTCCCAGCGGAACACCCTGCACACCCAGCTTCAGGCCTGCGGCTATGATGTGGACAAGTACATCAAGTCCAATGTTGCCACTGAAGCGGATTGCAGTTCCTTCCAGCATGTGCTGGCAATCCTGGCCGGTGTGAAGGAACTGGAATACACCGGCAATGCCCTGGTGTGTTCCACCATGAAGGCAGCATTCCAGAGAACCGGCAAGTATGAAATCCTGACGGATGCCAAGTACACCGGATCTTCTGACTACCTGAAGCGTGGTGATGTGCTGGTCAGTTCCGGCCACACCGTCATGGCGCTGGATGATGGTGCCAAGGCTGGTTCCGGATCCGGCAGTTCTTCTGGTTCCGGATCCGGCAGCACCAGTGGCAAAGTGAAAGAAGTCAAGGCCACCGGTTATGCCACCGGCTTTGACAGATCCCTGGCCGGTGCCTATGTCACCACTTCTGCCGTTTACATGCGGCATGGTGCAGGAACCGGCAACAAGGCCATGGTTGTGCTGCCCATCGGCTTGAAGGTCATGAACTATGGATATTATAGTGTGGACAAGTCCAATGGCCGGAAATGGCTGTATATTCAGGTGACCTATGCAGGCACCAAGTACACCGGCTTCACATCCAGTCTGTACCTGAAGAAACAGTGATCCGGATGCCGGAAGCGTGTTTCTAATTTGTTACTAATTACTATCGGATTGTGCCGTTTTCCACCGTCTTGAATACTGAACAAAGCGCCATTTTTCGGCATTTTGCGGTATTCCAATAGGGGAAAAATTATGGTATAATGTGCCTTCAAAAAGCGGAAGTCCTTGATTTTCAAGGGCTTCCGCTTATTTTTGTTTCTAATTTGTTACTGGTTCAATGGAAAAATCATTATTGCAACAGTTCAATGGTTTCCTTCAACTGGTTCACGGTCTTATGGTTATATACCCTGTTTCCCACGTCTTTTGACTTATGTCCCATCAGCATGTCAATACACTTCCGGTTACCGTTGGCATTGTCCAGTCTGGTTTCAAAGGTGTGTCTGGCTTCATGCGGTGTCTTGTCTGCACCAATGGCCTGCATCACGGTGTTCCACAGTTCATAGTATTTTGCATTGCTGATCTTCTTCCCGTCATAGGTGAACAGGTACGTGTTGCCGGTGCTGACCAGATCCTTCACAAAAGGCTGGATCCTGTGATGGATGGGAACAATTCTGCCTTTGCCGGATGCGGTCTTGATTCCACCCTGGAAATATAGTTCATCCATGTTCACCTGTTCAGCCTTCATGGTCAGAAGTTCAGTCAGTCTGAATCCAGTGTATAGATAGATCAGAACGGTGTTCACATACGGCTGATCAGAGATCTTCCACAGGTCATCTATCTGTTCCTGGGTGAATGGTTCCCTGGTAGTTTCAGGAATTGGTGCAGCTGATGTCAGCTGGCTGTACATCTTGTCAATGATGTCCAGTTCAAAGGCAAACCGGTCAAGGTGTCCCCACAGTGCCTTGATTGCACCCTGGGTGGAATATCCCTTGCCACAGTTGTCAATGGTATCCTGCATCTGATAGGACTTGATCTGCCGGTACTTGGTGCCGTAATACTTGGAACAGTGCCTGAAGGCTGACTTCAGTGACTGCTGTGTGCTGATCCCCAACTTCGGCAGCTTGATCTTTGACCAGCGCTGATAGAGTGAAGCCAGGGTGATGGTTTCCCTGTCCACTTCCCACGGATTATTGTTGTACTTGGCCAGCAGGATCATGGCTTCCTGTTCCGTGGCTGCATAGGCCACAGGTGTTTGCTTGGCCTTGCCTTCTTCATCATAGATGGTCACCTTCACCACCCATGGTCTGGTTCTATGGCCGGACAGCTTTGTCACACAGCCATAGCCGTTTGGATTCCTTCTTCCCATAGACATTCCTTCCTTGCTATTTCAAGGAATGTGTGCTATGATTAAGGGTGCATAGCCCAATTCAACACATTCCTTGAATTGGTTATCACTTGGACATCCGGTGCTGCTACACCGGGTGTCCTCTTTTTTTTTGTTTACAGTGAAATCTTTTGTTCAGTCTGCGGCTTTAGTTTATTGAACTTTTTCACCACGTCTGAAAACCTGTAGCATACGTCAGACGTGATTATGATCTGGCCGTCAACATAGTCAATCACCAGAAACATGTGGATCACACGCTTCTTCTGTTCCTTCGGCTGACTGCCAATCACGGCACCTGCAAGGCCGAAGACAGCAGCACCGGCAATCCCCCTGGCCAGTGATGACTTCATGTGGCTTTGAATTTCCACATCATCATACTGTGAAATTCCTGTCACCCTATCCAGCGTGATGCTGTATTCCTTCTTTGCAGCAGGCGCTTTGATGATCACTTGGTCATCAGTCAAGGTAACGGATACAAGCTGGCCTTCCGGCAGGTCAAGACCGGAAACATGGTTGCCAACTGCATCAGGTTTGTCATTTTTCTTCTTCCCAAACATAAAAACACCCCTTTCTTGGCCTTGGTTACGGTTAAATCACTACTTGGTAACGGTTCAGGTAACGGATGAAAAGTGTTGATTTTACAGGTGGTAACGCTTGGTTACGGTTAATTTTTCATTTTTGCAATGAATTATTGTAAGTGTACTTAGAATAATTTTGAAAAAAGTAAAAATATAAGAGTAGAAAAAGCAACCGTTACCCGTTACCAACCGTTACCTGTCACGTGAAAAGTCAACATAGATCACATTGCCTTCTGTTCTGATGATTCTTTTTTCACAGCATACTTGTCAGCCTTCATCATTCCCAGCATTTCACCATAGATGATCAGCCGGTCATCCTGATCCAGCTTCAGAAATGTTTGTACCATTCTGTAGGCATCTTGGCCATAACACTTTTCCATCAGGTCACAAATGATCTTCTGTTCCCTATCCTGAATACTGTCACAAAGATCTGAACATGTCACACCAAGAACCTTGGCAAAGATCTTCAGTTTTGAAATGGGAAGGTCTGATTGACCGTTTTCAATTTTGCTGATAGTTGACTTTCTGGTGTCAGAAGTATATCCACACTTTTCAGCCAGTTCTTCCTGTGACCAGCCGTGTTGGATCCGAAGGTATTTGATGTTCTGACCAAGCGTCTGAAGATAAGGATCTTTGCTGGCACCCATATGATCACCCCCTTTCATAGGTACCATTTTACCACGTGGTTGCCCTATGTTCAATAATTTTTTCAATTTCTTGAAAAAATAGTTGACAGACATTCCCCGTGGTGGTAAGATAGCAGCAGGTGGAACAATAATCAACCTACCGGATGTAGCAGCATCCAGAAAAAAGTCCAAGTGATAATCAATGAAAGGAATGTGAACCATGATTACAGTTAGAAACCGTGAAGCAGCTTGGAAGGAAGCAGAAAGACTTTTCCCCACTGACTGGGAAAAAGACGAAAGAGCAACAGCAAATGCAGGATACCCTATCTACATGAGTGCTGCCGAAGGCAACAACAGCTGGATCAGTGACCTGAACACTTCCCTGGAACTGAACATCCAGGAAGGCAAGGGCATCAAGACTATCCGGATCTACATTGAACAGGAACCGGAAATCATTGAAGAAACCAGATGGGATCCGGACAGCATCCGCTGTATGTGCATCAAGCATAATCTGTACACCTGTGGCAGCGTGTCTGACTACAACTTCATGCTGAACACCGTTGGTGTGCAGGATCCTACAGTTCATTGGATCTATGAGATTGCACAGGACATTGTGAAGCACAGTGAAGACCAGACGGTTGAAAACGTGATGTTCCTGATCAGGAAGGAAGCTGTTGACACCTTCTACACCATCAAGTGATAACCAATGCAGGCACCGTGAAGGGTGGATAGCAGACCACCCTTCACACCAAAAATGAAAGGAATGTGAACTATGAAAAGAAGAAAGACAAAGATCTGGGCATACCTGGATGGAAAGAAACTGGTTGAAGTCATTCAAGCAGCACTGGATAACAACATGATGGTTGATGATCTGAAGAAAACCTTAATTGCTGAAAATCCAGGACATGAAGTGACGTTCAAGATTGTTCATTGAAGGTGTTCCCATGAAGAAAGGAATTGAAGTCTGGTCTGACTATGATCAAACAGGTCAGTGGATCCTGAACATCGAGAAGAAACGTGGACAGCTGACACTGGATGAAATCAGGGAAGCCTGCATGGAATATGAACAGGACTTCTACATGTTGGTGATCGTGGCCATAGATCGTGAAGTAGGTCAGTATTATGACCTGGATGATCTGGAAGGTGATTTTGTCACACTGTACCGTGCAGATGACTTCTTCCGGTGGCGTGAAAAGGGGTGATGCTTATGAACACTGAAGTGATGTTCAGCAAGAAATCTGATGAATGGTCAACACCACAGGATTTCTTTAATGAACTGGATGCAGAATTTCATTTCACCCTGGATCCGTGTGCAACGGCAGAAAACCATAAATGCAGCCGGTACTTCAGCAAGGAAGATGACGGCCTGAAAGCTGACTGGGGGGGGGGGAGGTG